GCTACATTAAATCCAGTTGTAGGAGTAAGTAATTATGAATATGAAACAAAATTAAATGAAGAAAAAAGAAAAATATTTGTTCTAAAAGAAGAATACTTACAACAATTTTTAAGTGATATGAGACAAATAATGACTTATGATGATTCGTCTGAATTTATAGATCAGAGAACAATACAAACCGAAAATTTAAATATAACATTGCCATAAAAAAAGGAGGTCGTTTGACCTCCTGTATAATTATTCTTCTGCGAGTTTCGCAAAGTACGATAATGCATCATCCTCGTCTTTGTCTACCGTTGAGGTAGTTGGAGGTGCGGATACAGCAGCAGTTACTAACTCTTCTGCTTCACCACGATCATTATCTTCATCAAAAACATCTGGATCTTGTGCAGGTCTCTTGCTTCCAAGAACATATTCTAATCTCTTTTTAAGATCTTCATATGACTTGAACTGATCGGTAGATACAATCTCTGCGAGTGAGAATTGTTTCTTCCATAATGCTTCAAGAGCATCGTCATCATCAAGTAATGGACTTACTGCAGCGAACTCAGAACTATCATAGTTTCTGTATCCTGCTACATTCTTTGCCTTCAACTTGAAGTTTGCACCTTGCCAGAAATCAAATGGATCAATTGCTTCCTCATCTTCAAACTCAGGTTGCATTGCTGCAGTTAGTTTATCAAAGATCTTCTTACCATATTTGAATAAGAAAGTCTTACCTTCGTTCTCAGGATTAGCAGGATCCTTCACAACATAGATGTTACTAATATAAGTGAGTTTACGTTTCTGTTTTCTTGCAGTATCTTTACCTGCGTCTGTTCCATTGTTCCAGAGTTGGGTATTGTACTCAGAAACAGGATCTTTTTGACCAAGAGTAGTCAAACTGTTTTCGATATACCAACCACCAGGCCCTTGGAAGGCATGAGAGTATAGTTTTACGAATGGTAGATCCTCACCTTCTGGTGCAGGTAGAAATCTAATAACAGCATAACCGTTACCTGATTTATCTACGTCTAATTTCCAAAGACGGTCATCGCCTGATGCACCGTTGTTATTCATTTTCTCAACTTCTTTAACTAACTTTGCAGTTAATGAGCCAAGTTTGGATTGTTTTTTTAAGTCTGCGAAAGACATAATTGGATACCTCGGATTAATTTGGATTAATTTGGATGTTTAGATTATACCATACATTGACTTAAATGTCAAGATGGTCTTTCATTTTTTGAATGGTTTTACCCATCCCCTTGAATAATGTGATTATATCAGTACCTTCTGGGAAACCCAACATGGTAAGTGATTGTTCTAAATTCTTTTTCATCTCTTCAGCTGCAGGATCATCAGACAAGGATAATCTTGTGTACATGACCTTTTGCTTTTCAAGTAAAGAACTTAATTTTTCAACGTGTTCCATCTTTTCCTCATCGGGCATTTTATTAAAATTCATCAATGTACCATAAACTTCTTGTTGAAGTTCATTGATTTCTTTAAGTTCCTCTCTTACAAGAGGTGAATCAAAAAATTCACTCATTGATAATGTCTCTTAATACGTTTTTATAATGGAATACATTAATATTTATAAAGGGAATGTACTTTTTTATCTTTAAACTGACGGATTCCCACACTGGATCTTTTAGTTTCTTATCAAAGTTTTTTGCGAAAGAAAAGACTTTTTCCAGTATCGTAAGCGTTTCTAAACTTATCTCTCCACCCAGATACTTTTTTAGTAATGGTGGATGGCCCTTCGAGCAATCGAATACTTCTTCTAAGTTGTTTTCGTATATCAATTTCTCTACTTGTTCTTTGAATAAGTAAGTCAAACTCTGTTTGCGTCTTTTCCAATCTGCGTAGTTTCTTTCTCCAGAATTGATAATTTCTCCAATCCATAAGTTTTGTGGGTTATCGGTTGTTACAAAGTTTGCTAATAAGAAGTTTACGACTTCTTCGTCAGAGTATTTTCTGGATGTTTTTTCAAACCAGTATTTGTCTTTTCTTTTGTTAAAGGCAGACATTGTAGCCCTTGACTTACCACCATATTTTATAAAGTCATACTTAGGGTTAGTAAAATGACTTTTCATAGAGAGATAGGTTTGGTAAGTTTCAAATGGTGTCACTTTCATTTAATCTCAATTTCCATTCCATTAAAAGATCTGTAATGACCTATTCTACCAGCTGGAAAAGTATTAACCACTAGACTATATCTATCATTAAAATCATTACTTGGTCTTACTTCATGTTCCAGATTAGAAGGAAATAAACTTAGAGTACCTGCTTTTGCACGTACTTTATGAGTAATTTCACGAGAGTCATCCATACTCCTAACAGTTACCAATGGGTGATTTTCCAATTCCCATATACTATTCTGATATATTGTAGTGCCTGTAGGTGAATCCGTCAAGTAAAGAACACCACTTATATAAGAATTGGTATGAAAATGTCTTGGTTGGTGTGTATTATATGTGGTGACTACACCCCAAGACTGAGTAATATCTATACGATCACACTGCAAATTTCTTGCTATTTTTACCTCATCTAAACATGCAAGTATCCAATTCATAATAGGTGCATACTCAGGTCTGAGATTCAGACGGGCATCTTCAGTCATCCCCGAAATCTGATAAGTTGTAGAATGTTCTTGATGAATTAATTTTTCCTTTTTAAGTAATTCTACACCTAATGATGTAATCTTTGGATCAGCATGAAATTCATATATGGTCTGAGGCAATACTTCAATCTGCTTCATCTTCTTCAGCCTCTAAAGAGTCAATTGCATCAACAGGCACTTCATGATTACCGATTTTATACCAGTGCTCAATTTCTCCTGATTTCCAACTTTTTTTCTCTCCAATATATTTAAGATCAGGGAAACTATGTTCTCTGAGCATTGCTTGAAGACGATAATGTGTTAGTTCAGTTTTGTTCGGAATCTTCATTTAAACCATAATGATAATCGTTAGTATCTCCATACCTTTCCATATGTCCTCTCTCAACACTAAAGTATTTTGTAGATACTTTAAAATCAGGCATTTTAGGATTTTTAGGAGTTAAAGAATTGTCGTAAATTCTTAATCTATTATTAGGATACAGTGCAAACTGTCCATTGTTCAATTCTATAAGATTATGACTCTTATGTTCTGCGGGTGTTTCTGATGTACTAAAATCAGGAGTATCAATATCACAGTGATAATTATCTAATGTTACCACATATTTTCCTAATTGTGTTCCAAAATCTCTAGTATAGCACTCATAATCCATAGAACCTATAAACTGTTTGCATATAGTCGTAACACCATAATCCATACAGTTCCAGAACTGTAAGTTAGGTAGATCCATATCTGGATCGGGTGTTTTAGGTTGACTTAAAAAAGCACTAATAGGCAGTTTATCAAATATTGCTGCATATTCTGGTAAATATGTCTCAAAATAAAAGGCACGGCCAGGAATAGATTTTGCAGATACCCAGACACCTGGTGTAAATTCACCATGTCCCGATTGAAAGTCAGTAAGATATTCTTTTCTTACCCAAACTTCCTCTGCTGGCATATTAGAAATTAATGTCGGCATTACAAAGGTAATTTAGCTCTTGATGTTTTTTTCATGAAATTTAGTTCCTGTGCATCCCACTTCAATTTCTCTTTGAGTGGTTTAGAAACTAACTTTGTTACTGATTCTATCTCAAGTCCATTGATTTCGCAATAGTAACATATTGCATCAATGTAATTCATATCTTCTTTAGATACTATTGACTCAATTTCCATTGCAAATTTAGCGGGAGTAAGAAACTTCTTCTCCATTACTTGCTCAAGTTCTTTGTTCGGTTCCATAGATTTCCAGTTTATCTCTAACAAACTTTCTAATATATTTGTCGAGAAGTTTGATGTACTTTGCTTTGTTGTACTCTTCATAAACTACACATTCTCCATTTTCACAAGCCATAATGATGACTAATTTTTTAACTGATATATTTTTTAATTCATACAACATACAACCGTATGCCATCGCTTGGACAAAATAATGTTCTATCCATTCCCTTGGCTTTGGTTTCTTAGATGTTTTAAAATCTATTATTGATAACTCTCCATCATATTCTGCAATACAATCAACAGTTCCAGCGATACCCAGTTGTTTACTATATAGGGCACCTTCAAGGGAGTGAATATTATCTATTTTGTTGAGTTCCCCCTTTGAGATTTTAAATAAAAAATCAGAAATAGGAGGAACCTCTGGAAGTACTTGATCGTTCTTTAGATAATGTTCCGTGAGTGTGTGCATATCAGTTCCACGGGTTGTGGCCGCTTTCGTGATACGATCTGCCTCTTCATTACCTACCTTCTTTCTCCAATTAACAAAGATTTCTTTATTAAAGTGGCTAGTTACGGAAGTAATCGAAACAAGTCTAAGTAACTCATCTTCGTCTGGTACTGAGTAATAACGAACTCCATCAATAGTCTCCCTAGAAAGTTTAGGGAGATTCAAATCAACATGTTTAAACATTACATACCCATCTCAAGTTTAGCAATAATATACTCCTTCACGAGTCCAGAACGAATGATATCATCAATTCCAAATTCTATTATATCAAAAGAGTTCATTTTACGCAAGATGTTCATAAAGTCCACTATACCGTTTCTTTCATTAGTTTTAAGTAAATCAGATTGTCTAGCATCCCCACAGAAACATATCTTACTATTTTCTCCTATTCTGGTAATAATACTATCGAGTTCATGGAAATTGAGATTCTGAAATTCATCAACAATCACAATAGCATTATCGAGTGTAGTTCCTCTTAAAAACGAGGTACTCCAGAATTTAACTGTATCCTGTGCTTTTAGATTTCCATAAAGCATCTCAAAATCAGCATCAGAGTTCATTTCGAACATATACTTTACCATGTGCTTATAAGGCACTTGATAGATGTCTGATTTATCTTCGTAATCACCTGGTAAAAATCCAATCTCTCTTGTAGATACTAATGATCTTACAATATAGATTCTTTCATAGGGAGTCCTATCGTTTAAAACGTCCTTTAGAGCATTGAAGAGAGTAACGAAAGTTTTTCCTGTCCCTGCTGCTCCATAGGCAACGAGGTGTTTTCCTTCTCTATAGGAATCAAATAGTCTTTTTTGATTATCAGTAAGAGGTTGGATATCAATCAAATAATCAGCACTCAGAGGTTTTTTCCTCTTCATCTGTTTACCAGTCATCCCCACACCAATAGGTTGATCCCCAGAGGTTTTTCTTTTACGGGCCATGTTATAGTTTCAAATTACGGGCACCTGGTGCTTTGGATGCTTTCTGCAGAACTTCATTCCAGCCAGGTTTTGTTTTACGTAGTTTATCTCTCCATTCTCCCACTTCTGCAGCCATCGGACATGTTGATGGATCAGAGTAATCTCT